AATCTAAATATATGGAACAAGCTATCCAAGTCAGACCCCAAGTATCTGAAGAAGGTTAGCTTCGGGTCGCGTAGCTTTACAGCTATCGATCCGCAATACCAAGTACGCATGATGACCGAGCAGTTCGGCCCAGTAGGTGTGGGCTGGGGCTGGCAGTCACACACAGAAATAGTGCAGCTAAGTAATGGCGATGCCAGTATACTAGCACACATATCTGTTTGGCATGGCGAGCAGATGAATATGTTCGGCCCCTTCACAGGGTGTCGTAAGTTCTTCGATGCAACCAAAGGCAGACTAGCCGAGGATGCACCTAAGATGGCTGTCACTGATGGCCTAACCAAAGCCCTATCGCATCTCGGATGTAACGCTGACGTGTTCCTTGGCGAGATGGATGGCAACAAGTACGCTGCAGATAGCGGCAATAAACCTACTGGCGGTAGCTGGTAACAACTAAAGGAGCCAGAAGCATGGCATATGATAACACGAATACAGGCGCAGCATTCAAACCTTTCGATAGCATGAAGATGATATTGCAGGGCAAGATAAACCTAGAGGGTAATGATCGTAAGGTCGTACTGGTAGCAGACACAACCAAGAGTGGCATGAAGATCATTGAGGTTTACCAGAAGGTAGGCGTGTTGTTTGAGAACGACAAGCGTGGCAACGACAACGCACCAGATTATTCTGGGCCAATGGAAGACTACGCTGCACAAACACAGATGCAGATAGCAGGCTGGAAGAAACAGAAGGATGATAACAACTATCTTTCTATGCAGATCAGTCAGAAACATGGCGGTCAGCAGCAAGCGCAGCAAGTTAGCACTGCACATCTTGACGTTGATGATGATTCAATCCCATTCTAAAACAGAGGGCGAGCTTCGGCTCGCTCACACAAGGAGGACTTATGACTACACCAATTACACCAGAGCTAATAGCACGCATAAGATTCTATGCAAATAATGGAATGACTAAAGCACAGGCCAACAGGATCTATGGCATACCGCGCCATGCAATCAGGGTAGCCATCGAGAAGTATGATGTAAGATTTACTACAGGCTACACGACAGGAGCAGAGCGTGCATTTAAAAATCAAACAGACAAGGAGTATGAAGAGAAAGATCTGATCTATAAATCTACAGTACAGCGTAACAGATACGACCAGTACAAAGAGATACTAAAGACTGCAAGGACTGCAGCTGAACGCAAAGAAATAACTTATGGGTTTGTGTTACATGAGTTTGAATTAACACAGGCTGCAAAAAATAATAGACCACCCTTACCAGGATTTACTTCTAAATTTTCTAGCCATCCACGTATAGCAGACATGCTTCGTGCGGAGCATTAAGCTCCGCTAGAAACCTATATACCTACACACCTACATGTGCAATCCAAGAATGTATTTTCTTTGTCTGCTCCATGCGATCATCAAGCCCATGCGTTCCACCATTCACACGCTTACTTATGCTAGTGATAACTGAATCATTCACACCATCGTCAGCCATCTCGAACAAGCCATTGGATTCAAAGAACCACATGGCAGATTCAAATGCGTACTCAGTTGCGACAAGATCAGGGTCAGTCATTACATCAGGCAGCCCCATGTCACTAGCAAAAGCTCTATAGTTTGCCTTGCCTGTTAACTGAATGAAGCCGCGCCCGACCCAGAGCGCCCCTTCATTCTCACCATTGCCCATGCGATTAGAGTATACCTTGTTAGCTAATGCCTCTGGGTTACGCGCATAAGGTGCAGCCGATTCCATAGTTGGGAATCTCTTAGGCCACACACGCATCATAGACTCAGCAGAATAGTTGAGGTTCTCTCTGGTTAAGCGAAACATTCCTGACTCATGTGCTGCTTGACCTAACAAATGTGCGCCACGCTTACGAGACAAGCCAAAGTAATCAACGATTGCTCTCGCTGTGTTGGGCCCAAAGTTCCCATCGGCTGACGCACCTATACGATCTTGCAATATCTTCATTGCCTCACTCATTTTTTAAATCCTTTCATAGTACGGATACCAAAGCTGGCTGCTATGCTGGCATACAACGACCATTGAAACCACTGCGGCGCAGCTTCGAGATTAGCAAAGCCCTCCTTCATATAGGGCTGCAGCGGTGGAACAAATGAACACGCAACGATTGCAATAAAGCATACAGTCCAAGCCTCATCCTTCCAGCTATTCTCGCTGGCCTTGATTGCTGCTTGCTCCCAAGAGATCTCACCAGTTGCAAGCTTCATCTTAGTTTCAGCTTCAGCTTTCTTAACAACAGCCTTCGAATCTATCACAGCACCAGCAAGATCAGCAACCTTACCTATCAATCCAAGTCCAAGCATATTACTTTCCTTTCGCAAACGCTGACGCACCAAAGAACGCCGCAACTATACCAGCAACCGATACAAAATATACACTTGCCATGCTACCAAGTATCTTAGCAGCCTCAACCAAAGTCAATAGATCTGCTAGCACCACCGCCAAGGGGTACAGGAGCATCCCTGACAGGGCGAACCATGTCATCTTACGTTGTGCATCCCGTTGAGCGTCCTCGTCCTCCAGCCTACGCTTACGATCCTCGTACTCAAGAGCATCCCACTCTGCTTTATCTATGCTGCCATCACCATTGACATCAAATTTTTTAAACTCATCCATAGTTATCTCCTAATCAGACAGAGGATTATCCAATGCCCTCTGCAATTTACCCATCAACTTATCTTCAAGGTCTTTCATCTCAGCATCTTGATTTGATCGCAATCGTTCACGTTGCGATTCGAATCTAAGATCTGCTGCATCAATCATACTGCGTACTTTTTCTTCTGTCTTACGCACCAAAGACTCGACACGATCTGATTGCTGCTCAACTCTAAGAAGATCATCACGCAATCCATTCTTAATATCACGAGTGTAATCAACTGTCTGTTGTACTTGCGCATCCATCAGATCCATTTGCTGTTGGTACTCACCAAGATCTAAGCCAGCTACATCTTCTATCTTCTGATACATAACGAACCCACCATACAGGCCAGCAACTACAGTAGATACAAAGGTAATGATGGCAAGCACAGATGCAAAGGACATCTTAACACCACCAGCTTTAATCTGTTTGTCGGCAAGGCTATCAAATTCTGTAAGATCTACCATCAGTTTTCAAAGTCCATACTATCACTAGATAAATTCTTTAGTGCTTCCAGTTCATCACGCAGCTTTTGTATCTCTAGCCTACGCTGGGCTAGCTCCACTTGGTATAGGTCATCACAATTAATACGAGACTTAGGTTTGTCTAGCGGTATAACTATACGAGCATACACACCTATGTCTTTACCTCTACTCATTGTATCTAAACCAGACAGCACACCTGTAATCCCATACTCAAGGTTAACTCCACCACCTACCGCATTGCTGCAGCGTAAATTATTTGCAGAGAAACTATCTGATTGGTAGTTCATAGGTGGACTAGGCAATGACAAAGCAAGTGAGCTACTCTCAGCAAAGGCAGAGCTAGATAGAATACATAAGAGCGCAGCTAATCTCATGCTGGCATACCATCAAGTCGAGAACAAATCCTAGATGACACTAGTGTTTTTGATTCGAGCTGCTTCTTAACCTTAGATGTTGTGCATACATAGGTGGCTTCATCCATGTCTGACTTACGAATGTATACACTGAAGTTCTTTCGAGTCTGGTATGCTACCTTAATTATTCTGTACGTTGCAGAGAAGGGGATGCTGTCCCAGTTCAAATCAAACAAACCGATCTCGTAATACTTGATCTCTTCCCTTGAGTTAAACAAAGACAAGTCAACCTTGACCACACCAGTAACGTGAGATGGTTTAACTATAGGATAAGCTGGTGTCATCTCATGTGCATGGGTTGAAAATGCCCATACCAAAAAAAATATTATCAGCTTATTTTGCAACACAACTAGCCTGTACTATTGCAGTGTATACACCACCAACAAAAGGCTTTGATGCTGCATAGGTAGCACTTGATGCTGTGCTAAACCAAGTAGATCCTGCAACAGTTAAGTCAAAGACTGTGGTGTTATCGTATACAACCTTGGCTGCATCATACCCTGACATACCAGCGTCACTTGTTTGCGTGACACTAGTGCTGCCTGTCCATGCGACTGAATCAGTAAGTGCTGGGGAAGAGCTGAATGATGTTGGATGTGTAATGTTTGCGGTGTAGTAGTTGGCAAGAGCTACATCAAATCTAATGACAGGTAGTACACCACCATCAGCAGGGGTAGTGCTTAACTTGCTAGCTATAGGATTGCCATACACACCACTCTTAGTTGTTTGTATTACACACTTAGCTTCCACGTTACCTGTTATATCTACATCAGCGTAAGCTGGTAATGCACAGAGTGAAAGTATTGCTAAAGAATATTTCATATTAAACCTCATTTGTTGTACTGCATATCAACCATTTGTTCGTGCAGTATTTGTTGTGCTAAGTTATTACGCAAGGCTTTCTTGTTATCAAGTATTTCTGAGTCAGCAAGACCAGCAGCGTCAGCATAAACACCACCATTGATAGATGCATTGTAGTACATAGCTATATTAGTCTGTTGATTAATAGCCATAATAATATCATCTTGCCCTTGCGTCTTAAAGAGGGTCAGCGCATTGGCAGATGCAGTCAAACCCATTTCAATTCTATTCTCTTCTTCTTCTTCCTCTTCATCCAGTATAAGATTACCATCCTCATCATACTGAAATTCTGTATCTGTATCTATAGCAGCAAGAACATTCTCATCTGCCATCACATCATAGATCTCTACCTGTGGTATATCAGGCACAGGCTTTATATAACCAGCGCAAGATGGATCTGATTGTGGGTCATAACATACATCTATCCTGTAGTTGTATATAACAAATGCATCAGTAACGCTGCCTTCACCTTCTACCTCAATAGATCCAGCACCCCAGTTAGCTGATGGTATATTAGCCAGAGAAAAAGACTTGACGATTGTATTGCTTGGTACACCTGACCAATCATCTGTCTCTCTAAATACATAGCCATCACCAGTAGCGTTAAGGTTGCCAACGTGTACCTTCATAGCGTCTTCTGTATTTTTAACTGTGGTGTACCTGTAGAGTAATCCGTTTATATCTAAGCCAACAGCATCAGGCAAAACACCAGCCATCCCCCAGCTTAACGAGCTGGATGCAGCATTGCCTGTAGCCCCATAAGTATATGGGTCAGAGTAATAACAAGAAGGCCAGAGTGCTAATGATAACACCAAGGCCAATCTTAGTTTCGCTGTTCTCATTGAACATCCTCTTGATTACATCGTTCTGATCTCGCTCGATCTCTTGCTTAACCGATTCCATTTCCCATGCTAGCCTAGCCTTATCTCCTACCAACCCATCTTTAGGGCAAGGAGTACCAGCATTAAGCATAGCATCAAACACTCTTTCGTCTTGGCACATTACTGATACGGCTGCCACTTTCATCCCCATATCGTACATGGTTTTGGCGTTCTTTAATTTTTCACAGTTCATATCTCTAACAGTACGACCAGCAGAGATACCAAGTATCTGTGTTTGTACTGCACCAGCTACACCAACAGTACATAAGTCACTGTTACTCGCGCTAATCTGTGGGGAAATTGCAGAGGGTGGTGGACTGTTGATGGTTGTGTCCATCTTTCCATCCGATATTACTGTACTCTCTGACTTAATTGTATCATCAGCAGCTAATGCGCTGCCGATTAAAATAAACAAACCAATTAATATTGTTCGTAACATGTTACATTTTCATTAGTACCGCAACGAGCAGGGTTAATATTGCTCCTGTTGCTGCAATCATAATGCTTTCCATACGTTTAACTCGACCAAATAGATCTTTGAATTGTATCTTAACTTCTGTTTTAATTGCAACCACTTGCTTTTCTAGCTCGTCAAGCCTGTCATGCGCAGAAGATATAGTTCTTTTATTCATTTAATCTTCCTTTATGTAGGCTTAGTAGGCCAAGTAACTGTGTTAGGAAACCCAGCTTGTGCTGGTAGGTTAAGCAAATCAGTTCGGTACTGTGTCCACTCTGCTTGTTTAGCTTCTGTTAGTTCAGCCCAGCGCAGAGGATTAGTTACTATAGGGTCTACTTCTTCTACCAACTTTTGGTCACGTTCTACTCTTAAACTATCCGCTAGTTCTGCATCTAGCTCTGCTTGAGTAGGTGCAACATACGCCGCATAGTCTGAACC